TACCTGGTGGCCGACGGATCGCAGGCCGCGCGGATCGGAAGACTGGCCGGGAACAGGCTGGTGACGGTCACGCGTTCCGGCGGTAAAATCCTGTTCACGAATCAGTAGTAACTATATTTTCTTATTTTTCAATCACTTAGAAAACTAAATTTCTCGCGGTGAGAGGGCTTGGGTGCTACTCTCAACTCAGAGAAGGTTGCGCGGCTCCGCGGAAACGCGGAGCCGTTTTCACTTTGAGGAGCACGGATGACCAAAACGAGGTTACAAGAGAAGGCTCCCAAGAGTTGCAGGGAATGCCGGCGATGGGGAGAGGTGAGGGACAAGGTCAGGATTCACGAACTGCTGGAACGGGCGATCCTGCAGTTTGAGAACAAGATCCGTAGGCAGGACTACGAACCGACCGTGGCAGAGTACGTGAAGTTACTGCAGCTAGACAGGGAGATTGGGCAGGACGACGAGCCCAAGGAGATCAAAGTTACATGGGTGGGTCCCAAGACTACGTCAGACTGCGAGAAATAGTCTATGACCCGCTCGACTCCCAAAAGGCGTTTCACGATTGTCCGGCGCGATACAAAGGCTATTCCGGACCGATCGGGAGCGGCAAGAGCCAGGCGCTATGCCAGGAGACGATTCGACTGACATATCTAAACCCCGGGCGGACGGGGTTACTGGGCGCTCCGACTTATCCCATGTTACGGGACGCCACGCAGGCGACGCTGTTCGAGATTCTGGGAGCCAACAAGATCCCGTACGAGTATAACAAGGGCGAAAACGCCATGGTCATGAGCGATACGGGATCGCGGATTCTGTTCCGGCCGGTGGACGACTTCGAGAGACTGCGCGGCACGAACCTGGCATGGTTCGGGCTGGACGAGCTGACGTACACGCAGGAGGAAGCGTGGCTTCGACTGGAGGGCCGGCTGCGCGACCCCCAGGCGCAGCGGGTTTGCGGATTTGCGGCGTGGACACCCAAAGGATACGACTGGGTGTATCGCAAGTTCGTGGCGAAGCCTTCGAAAGCTTATAAGACTATTTACGCAAAACCGAGCGAAAACCGATTCCTGCTGGGGCGGGATCCGGATTTCTACAAGAGGCTGCAAGAGAGCTACGACGAGAAGTTCTACGCACAGGAAGTACTGGGATCGTATCTCAACCTGGATGGCAGCCGGGTGTACAGCTCGTTCGAACAAAACGTTCACGTGACCGATCTGAGCGTAGATCCGCAACGGCCGCTTCTGTGGGCGCTCGATTTCAACGTGGACCCGATGAGTTCGGTGGTCGCACAGATATCGAACGGGCAGGTGCTGGTGCTGGATGAAATCGTCATCCGCCACGGCACCACGAGGCAGGCGTGCGACGAGTTTCTGAGGCGATTCCCGAGGCACGACCCGGGCCTACTGGTGTACGGGGACGCGTCGGGGAACGCGCAGCAGACTTCGGGCTGGTCGGATTACGAGATGGTGAAAGACCAGTTCGGGGCGAGTTCCGCGATGACGGTGGATTACCGGATCCCGAATGCAAACCCCAGTGTACGGGAACGCATTAACCTAGCCAACGCCACGCTGCGAAGCGCGAGCGGCGACATAGGCATGCTGGTCGACAGGAAATGCACGGAGCTCATCCAGGATTTCGAGCAGGTCTGTTTCAAGGGCGACACCGGACAGATCGACAAGGACCGCGACCGGCGGAGAACGCACTTATCGGATGCTCTCGGGTACCTGCTCTGGCAGGAATGCCGGAAGCTGCCGCCGATCGGGGAGCAGCAGCATCGGAGGATTAACTAGCCATGGAAACGATCAACCGGGAACATCCCGAATACGTCGCGCGCAAGACGATCTGGAGGCAGTACAAAGATCTCTACGCGGGCGGCGAGCAGTTGCGCACGCACGCTTCGGAATACCTCGTGCGGCGACACAAGGAACCCGGCGACATCTACCTGGAACGGCTGGGCCGGGTATTCTACGAGAACTACATCGGATCGATCATCGACTGGTACTCGGCGACGCTGATGCGGTGCGAACCGGCGTTGCTGTTCGAAGGCAGCGATCCGGCGGCGCGGGATTTCTACGGGGTGTTGTCGGAAGACTGCGATCTGAAGGGCACCAGCCTGGCCGAGTTCTTCCGCCAGAGGTTCGTGGAAGCGCTGGTTTGCGGCAGCAGCTACGTGGTGGTGGACTTCCCCAAAGTCACGGGCGAGATCCGGTCCCGCGCGGAGGAAGACGCGTCCGGGCGGTCGCGGGCATACCTGATGGAGTACAGCCCGGATGAAGTGATCAACTGGAGCCACGACCGGATGGGGGGGCTGGAGTGGGTGGTTCTGCGGACGTCCTGCCTGCAACAGTCGAAGGTTACCGACGCGAAGTGGGAGAGAGAGACGCGGTGGATTTACTACGACCGCGAGAATTACCAGATCTACCGGAAGGGCGGCGAGTCTAGCCCGATCGAATTGATCGACGAAGGGCGGCACGGGCTGGCATCGCTCGAGCGGGTACCGGTGTTTCAGATGAAGGTTTCGGATGGGTTGTGGCTGATGAATAAGTCGGCCCTGCTGCAACTGGAACACTTCAACAAGTCCAATGCGCTTTCGTGGGCGCTCACGATGGGGCTGTTCGCGTCTCCGGTAGTGTATTCGGACCGCGAGTGGCGACAGGTGGTGGGCGAATCCTACTACATCCAACTCGGGAAGGACGACCGGTTCGGCTGGACGGAGCCGGAGGGCAAGGTCTATCAGATTGCGGCGGACAACCTGGGGAACCTGCGGGATGAGATTTACCGCGTATGTTACCTGATGATCCAGTCGGGCGAGGCGGGCGCGGGAAGCCGGCAGTCGGCGGTAAGCAAACAGATGGATTTCGAGACGACGGAGGACGTGCTGCTGGCGTACGGCGACGCGGTGAAGGAATCGATGAAACAGGTTTTGACGGCGATCGCGGCGGCGCGGCAGGACGGTGTGTCGATCGACGTTTCGGGGATGGACGAATTCGACATTAACGATTTGGGCACGGAGTTGGACGATGCTCAGAAACTGCTGGCCCTGGGGATCGAATCGAAGACGTTGAAGAAAGAGGTATTCAAGAGGCTAGCGCTCAAATATCTGAACGACGCGACACAGGACGTCAAGAATCGGGTGGCGGCGGAGATAGAAGGCCAAGGATAGGAGAGTCATGGAAGGAATCGACATTCAGGCAATTGTGCGGCAGGCTGTGCAGGAGTTCGCCGACAGCGAAAAGACCAAGAGCGAGCCGGCTTACAAAGCGGAGTTATTGGAAGAGCGGAAGCGGCGGGAACAACTGGAACGGCGGATGAATGAACTGGTGGCCGAGAACCGACACAGCCGCAAGGTTGCGGAGGAAGCGGAGCGCAGTTCGGCGGTGAGGGCGGAATTGCAACGGCTAGGTGTGGCGAAGATCGACCTGGCGTTCAAAGCGGTGCAAGACGGAATCGTGCGCACCGAAGACGGGCGACTGGTGGCTCGCGGAGATGGCGGCGAGATGCCGGTGAAAGAGTATCTCACGAGCTTCGTGAACGAGAACCCGGAGTTTCTGCCGGCTCGCATTGCAGGGGGAACCGGGATGACGGCGACCCTGAAAGCCCCGGGTGCGGGCAGAGAGACGGTGAGCATGGACCAGATCCGGCCGGGTATGAGCGCGGAAGAGATGCAGCGGGTACGAGAGGAAATCGTGCGTGTGGCATCGCAGACCTTTCGGGGCCTGTAAAGAAGTACCGGCTGGACGAGCGGACGCGAGTCACAGTGGCCGGCAAGAAAAGAGAAAGAAGGAGAAAGAATGGGATCATTAGGGATCATTACCTCAACTAACGTCGCAAGCGCGATAGTAAAGCTGGTGGCGGCGGAAGCATTGCCGGTCCTAGTCGGGAACCTCGTGATGGGGAACCTGGTAAATCGCGACTACGAGCCGACACTGGCGAACGGCGGCGACACGATCAACGTGCCGATTCCGCCGGTGATGCAGGCGAACAACATCCTGGCAGGCGGGTCGGTGCAGCCGCAGAATCCGAGTCTGTTGAACGCCCAGATCGTGCTCAACACGCACGCGGAAGCGACCTTTCAGATACCGGACGTGATCAAGGTGCTGGCGGTGCCGGACCTGCTGAAGATCTACATGCAGCCGGCCGTGGCAGCGATTGCACAGAAGGTGGAGAGCGACCTACTTAACCTGTACGCCGGCTTCACGGCCACGCCGATCACGGAACCGGTGATCGACGCGGCGGAGACGGCGTTGTTCCTGGCGAAGCTTCCACCGAGCGCGCAGAAGTACATCGTGGTGGACGCGGCTACGTATTCGACATGGCGGCAGATCCCGCGGTTCAGCGAGTTTCAGACCGCGGGCGATGCCGGATTGAACGCGCTGGTGCTGGGAACCATCGGGAAGATCAAAGACTTCTTCGTATTCCGCTCGCAGTTCGTGCCTTACACCACCAGCACCGGCCCCAACCCGGTCACGACCACGCACAACCTGGCGTTTGCGAGGGATGCCATCGGCCTGGTGATCCGGCGGCTTCCGCAACCGCTGCCGGGAACCGGCGCCATCGCCGAGTATGCGGAACTGGGCAACTTCGGTATGCGCGTAGTGATGAGCTATCAGCCGAACACGTTGGCGCAGCAATTCACGGTGGACATTCTCTATGGCTGCGGCATTCTGCGGAACTCGATGGGCGTGCAGATGTACACGTAGGCGGGCGTGGCGAAGACCGCTCGCTTGGGCTGGCGGTTCGGAGGGCACGGGCGTGCCGGCGAGGGGGCGGTAGCTGCACGGTGGGGCGAGACCCTGTGGAAGGGTCTCGCTCCGGGCCGGCGGGAGAGCCGGAGAGACAGGCAATACAGGGGAGGATTGGAATGGATTTGAGGACGTATTACCAGAAGATTCGCGACACGGAAGCGGGAATTCCGACTCAGTTTGCAGTGGTGATCAGCAAGACAACGGACAATGGCGGGAAGAGCGGACTGCCGGTTGAAGTAACGCGCGAGGTGGCCGCAAAGATGATGGTAGAGGGTTCGGCAGCACTGGCGACGCCCGAACAGACTGCGACGTTCCACGCAAAGCAGGCTGCGGCGAACAAGGCTGCGAAGGAAGCCGCGGTAGGGGAAAAGTTGTCGGTGACGGTGGTATCGTCCGACGATTTGAAGAAGTTGACGGACGACTTAACGAAGCTGAGGGGCAAATCCAGACCCGCGGAGGGGTAGGCGAACGATATGGCTCTGTTCACGGACGGTCCTGTCTCGGGTATGGAAGATCTGACGGCGCAGGACACACAACTGCCGAACGTGGCGAACGTCGAAGGGATCGACGTGACGCAGAAGCTGTTTTTGGCGCAGGAGGAACTGGCGCTGGAAATCAAGACGCTGCTGGACGCTTCCAGGAGCCCCGAGCAAGCTTTCTGGCTGGCGGCGCAACCGACGATCGAGAACGTGGCGGTGACACCAGCACTGAAGCTCTGGCACACATTCCGCGCGTTGGAAATGGTGTACCGGGACGCCTACCCTAACCAATTGAACGCCCGCTACCTGACGAAAGCCAACCAGTTCCAGGAACGGGCTAAGTGGGCGTATGAAAAACTGCTGCTAGGGATCGGGATGGTCTGGTCCCCCGTGCCACGGGCGGCGGTACCGCAAGTTGTAAGCGCGCCGGGAAGCCTAGCCGACGGAACTTATTATGTGACGATGGCTTGGAGCAACACAAGAGGAGAGGAGGGCGCGCCCTCCGTGCCAACAACGATCTCAAACACTGGAGGCACGCTTCTGGTGGAGCCGGCGACACCGCCCCCGTCCGCCTCCGGCTGGAACGTCTATGTGGGTCAGGATCCGGCAAGCATGTCGCTGCAGAACGGATCGCCGATCGCACCCGCGCAGACATGGCTGCAGCCCAACACGGTCACTACCGGAGGACGCACGCCAGGCACGGGACAATTGCCGAGTACCATGCTGCCGGCGCCGCGCACGATTATGAGGGGCTGATGACGACTACAATTGGAAGCTTGATCACGGGCCAGGTGATACAGCGAATCACCGGCACGAGCGGAGTGAATTCCGGTCTGGCAGGCGCGGTAACACTAGCGGGCGGAGCCGCGGTCAACCCGCTGAGCGCGGCGCAGGTTTTGGCGCAGAACGTGGCGCCGAACATCGCCGATCAGAACAACCCGACGCAGTACCCGGCGATCAGCGTTTACTGCGAGAAGATCGTCAACAACCTGGCGGAGAAGTTCCGGACGGTCTCCGGCAGCGTCCAAGTGGCGATCGAAGTGCGGCATTCGCAGGACCAGTTGAGCGGACTACAGGACGCATTGGAGACTTACGCAGACGCGGTGATGCAAGTGCTGAACACGAACCGCGGCGACTGGGGCAACGGCATGTTCTATTGCGGCGAATACCAAGCGTCATTTACGCCGGTGAAACAGGGCGGGAAGAACTTCATGCAGACGGCAAAGATCACATTCGAGATTGGAGTGAGCAGGAGTTAGTATGGCATACATTTCCTCTAACGCAAACCGGTTCTACACGGCGCTTGAAGGCGCGTACGGACAGGTCCCCACGGTCACGGCGCGCAACCGGATTCCAGCGGCAAAACTGAGCATCAAGCAGCAATTGGAAGTTATCGGCCGGAAAGACAAGACTGGAAGCAGGACGTTCGCGGGTCTGCCGATCGGAGGCAGAAAGCAGACCAGTTTCGAGTTGCAGACGTTTCTGACGAACTGGCAGCAGTCGGCCAGCGGCCCGAGCTACGGCCCACTGTTCCAGGCGGCACTGGGCGCGGCGCCGGCGTATTTCGCGGGGGGAACGGCAGCGACCAGCACCGGCAGCGGAAGGTTGGGATTTGCGTCCCCGCACGGACTCGAAGTGGGCCAGGCAGTGAGCTCCGGCGGAGAGATCCGGTTCGTGGCGGCAATCGTGGATGCCAATAACGTCCAGCTCAACGTGCCGTTCACGGTGCCGCCAGCAGCGGGCGCGTCAGTGGGAGCGGCAATCACGTACACCCCGGCCACGGAGTTGCCCAGCGTCGGGATCTTCGACTACTGGAGCCCGACGACGGCGACTCAACGGCTGCTGTGCGGGGGCGCGGTGGACCAGATGGCGATCGACCTCAATGGCGACTACCACGAATTCCGCTTCAGCGGACAGGCACAGGACGTGGTGGACAGCAGCAGCGGGTTTGGCGGGGGCACGACCGGCGCGTCACAACTCGCGAGCTTTCCGGCAGAGCCGACGGTGGGCGAGTTCGACTACACGATCGTGCCCGGTAACCTGGGACAAGCGTGGCTGGGGACTTCGCCGACGCAGTTCTTCACGATCACCGCGGCATCGGTGGTGCTCAAGAACGGATTGGACATGCGGACGAAGGAGTTCGGTTCGAGCCTTCCCATGGCCATCGCGCCGGGCGAACGGACTGTAACGGCGGCATTCGATCTCTACAGCGGGGATGATGCCTACACCCAGGGGCTGTACCAAGCTGCGCGGCAGCAATCGCCCATCAGCGTGATGTTCCAGATGGGCGAGACCCTGGGCCAGTTGGTGGGGGTCTACCTGCAGAGCGTGATACCCGTGGTCCCGGAATTCGACGATGGCAAGAACAGGCTGCAGTGGAAGTTCCGGCAGTCGAGAGCGCAGGGGACGGTGGACAACGAGATCTCGGTGGCATTCGGATAGGGAGAAGAGAAACGCCTCCGGCGGCCGCGGCTCGGCAAGGAAACCACACGAGGACGATCGATGACATATGAAAGCGTAGCGGTTGTGGAGTCGCAGGTGGCGAGCGGGGTGCGGTTTACCGTCGCAAAAATGTCGTTCGGCAGGCGGACGGAATTGTTGCGGCAGGTGCGGGGACTGGCCCGGAAAATGGAGTTTCTGGAAGCGGGGCAGGATCCGGGACAGAAGATGGATGCCGCGCTGCTACGAGTGGAAATCGACCGTCTTTACGTGAAGTGGGGATTGCGGGCGATCGTGGGGCTGGAATTGGACGGAGTGGAAGCCACGCCGGAGTCGCTGGCAGAGGCCGGGCCGGAGGAGTTGTTCCGCGAGGCAGTGGCAATCGTGCGGGCACAGACGGGGCTGAGCACGGCAGAACGAAAAAACTGATTGTCGCCTTCCACTTCGAGTTTTCCAACCAGGCCGGTTGGAAGTGCGACATTTGCCGGAAGTCCGGTCTGGAACGGAGGCGGCGCTGCGGATGGCTACCTGGCGGGGTAGGCGCACCCGGACGGCCAGTTTGGGCGCGGAGGGATGTCACGCTCGACACCTGCCCAAAGCCATATATCACCGAAGAGAGCCGATCTCTGGTGGAAGAGTTCTTCGTGCGGCGGCGCCTGCGGGCGTTCGATGGGGGAGAACTGAGCGCACGCCAAGCGGAGGCATTCGTGATTTTGGAAAGAGAACTCGCAGAGGAGATGAAAAATGGACGACAGAACGCAAGACAAGCACCATGAACCGACAGCCAAGCCGAACGGCGAGCGAAATCAGGACGCAGGCGGAACACCGGCCAGGGGAACGACAATAGGCCCGACTGCTACGACCAAAACCCTCGACAGAGAAGCCGCACAAGGCAGCAGTACAGCCGATGCAGAGGCGGCGAAGCTCAGCGCCAAGATCCAGGCTGATGCGCAAATGAAATTCAGCGCGCGCACCACGGACGGCAAGTTCCGGGCCCCTCGGAGCAAGGGAAAGTGAGCATCAAAGTCTAAGTCAGACGCTCGAGCCGGTGGGCCGACGCAGCCCGCGAGCCGCCATCGGCGCGCGGTGCGAACCAACGATCAGCAGCGACACCGGGCACCAACAACGCCCGCCCGATACCGCCAACCACAGGAGTCAACCGATGAAACACCAGCCGAAGCACCAGAAGCCAATAGCACGAAAGAAATTCCTACCGGACCCAATCAGCACCCAAGAAGAGGCGCTGGCCCTCGAAGACATTATCGAACAGAACCAGCAATTCGACCGGGACATCCCGGCCATTCCGGCCAGCATCGAAGACGTGGACAACCGAGACCTGCCGTAGGGCGGAAGCCATGGCAGGCATGACTCTCAAAAGCGCCAAGGCGCCGAAAGCGCCGGACCAAGGCGGCATCGGCGGGGGAACGGCCGCGCCAAGCCGGAAGTCGCTCAGCGTACCGGTCCAGACGAACCCCAAGAAGGCCAAGAAAGCCAGGAATAAATGACACCTGCCGAAATACGCGAGATCGCCCGGGTGCTCAGCAGCGAAGACCACGCTTACATCGGCATCAGACCGGCGGACGCCGCACCAACGACGACGGCGCCCGCATTCCTGCTCGCCGACCACACGGAAGAGTCATTCAATTACCAGTTGGCGTGCGCGTGGCTCTACTGGCCAGCGTGCAGGAGAAGGGCGCCGATCGGCAGCGACCAAATCAACCAGGAGCCTTCCGACCACATGCTCAACGAATTCCAGGCAGGGCCCCAAGCGCCGCCCGGAGTGCCACCGACGCTCCGGACCCTCACAGCGTCCGACGTGCTTATCACTTTCGAAACGTAACCATGTCCGACAACATACAAGAGGAACTACTCCGGCTCTTCGATGAGGCCGCCGGAGACCAGAGCAGCGGGGACGAACTCGGAGAAGCCTACAGCCTGACGGGCTCGGCCAGGGGCAGCGAGGGAACCAGCGACACGGCGCCGAAGGGAGACCCCGATCCAAACACGCCCGCCAGCACCCCCACGGGCAACAGTGGGATCACGGCGGAGTCAATCGCCAAGACCGTACTGGAAAGCGGGATGGGTCTCGTGCCGCTGATCACGGGCATCGTCGGGCTCTTCGAGGGAAGCCATTCCGTGCCGGAGGTACTCACCAAGTACGCCATGCCCGATCCGATCCAATTCGAAGGCGACATAAGCAGCGGGATCACCGGAATGGACGGCTTCGACCAAATGGGCTTGCCGCGAACAGACACCACAACGCCGGACGGGGCGGCAACGCAGACCGTCGCACTGCAGGGTACGACGACGCCGACGAGCGGTGCCACAGCAACCAGTATCAGCCAGCCAGGCGCTGCGGGGCAGACCACGGCGCAACCAGGCGACCCGCAATGGTTCATGGACCACAGCAACGACATCGCGCAGGCGGTACGTTCGGCGATGTTGAATCTGAGTTCCCTTAACGACGTGGTGAGCAACCTCTAACATGGCGACCTTTCCCCAGCTCAAGACTAGCGCGGTGGCGCAGTATCCGGCCACCAAGGCGCTGCGATTTCAGAACCAGACGGTGCGATTTCTGGACGGAACCGAGCAACGGTACCGCGACTCGGCGGGCCCGCTGCACCAGTGGGTAATCAACTTGAACGAATTGGACGAGAGCGAGATGGCGGCGTTCGAACAGTTCTTTCAAGACAACCAGGGACGCCTGGGAAGTTTTGCGTTTACGGACCCTTGGGACGGAACCCAGTATGCCAATTGCAGCCTCGCAAGCGACGAGATGCACCTGAGTTCGCTGGGAGAGATGAGCGGTAAGACGTCGCTGACGGTGATTGAGAATCGGGGTTAACCAATGCTCGTATATCCACAACTGGCCACCGGCGCACTAAGCCAGTTTCCAGTTCAAAGGCGCCACCAGCTTCGAACTTTGGTCAACACGGCAGCGGACGGTACGGTGGTGAAATTGGCCGATCCAGGCGCTGAGACAGTCGAATGGCAACTAAACTACGCCGCGCTGAGCGACGCCGAACTGGCGGCGTTGCAGCAATTCTTCTCAGCCGCCGAGGGCACGCTCAATAGCTTCACGTTCCTGGATCCGATGGGGAACCTACTAGCGTGGAGCAGCGACCTGAACAATGCGGTTTGGGACTACGGACCGTTCCTCTCCAACACAGGGGGAATTGCGGACCCGGCGGGCGGAAACAACGCATGGAACATCGTGAACGCCGGAGCGGCAGTGCAAGACTTGTCACAGACGGTGCCGGCGCCAGGCGCGTATGTGTACTGTCTCAGCGTGTACGCACAGTCGGCGACGCCGACGACGGTGACGTTGCTGCTTGGGAGCAATCGGTACGCTCAGATGGTCGGCCCGACCTGGGGAAGGGTTGCGTGCGCCGGGACTGGGGATGCCACGGCGTCGTCAATGACGTTCGGGATCGAGTTAGCGGCGGGAGCGGCGGTGAATGTGTACGGCTTGCAGGCGGAGCCACAGGCCAGCCCTTCCCATTACATGCCGAGCACGAGCGGGGGCTGCTACGAGAGCGCGCGGTTGCGCGACGACATATTGTCTTTTACGACGATGGACGTGAATCGCCATTCGGCTACTGTGAACGTTTATTATGCAAGCCATCTCTGATCTGAAAGGGCAACCGGTCACCGATACGCCGCTGATCGTATTCGACTGCGTGTTGTCCAGCGGGGACGTGGAACACTGGTCGACCCATAGCGTGACGGTGGGGGGAAACGCCTACGCGGCGCGTGTGATCCAGCACAGCGCCTTCGATATCAAGACGGCCTCCGACCAAGGCATCGACGGCAGCCCGCAGGTCTCGATCCTGCTGGCTAACGCAGACTCGCACTTTTCGGAGATTGAACGCTCGGTCGGATGGAAGGGCGGGCAACTCACGGTGAGCGTGCTATTTTACGATCTGCGGAACAACGTGCCGCTAACGGATGCCAACGTGGTGTTTCAGGGAGTCTGCAATCCGCCGGACCGGAGCGATGAATCCACCTTTCGCCTGACAGCCCTCAATCGCATGAGCCTACAGAGAGTGTTTCTGCCGCAGGTTCGCATCGAGCGGCAGTGTCCATGGCAGTTTCCCACCACGCCAGACCAGATGGCGGAAGCGATCAACGGCGGCGTGAACGGCAAGTACTCTCTGTATTACCGATGCGGCTATTCGGCCGGACTTCCTGGCGGAACGGGAAACCTGAACGGGACGGCACCATTTACCTCGTGCGGGTATGTGCGCACAGATTGCCAGGCGCGGGGGATGTTCACCCGCTTTGGGGGATTGGAGTTCGTGCCGCCAGCAATCGCAGTTCGGGCATACGGAAAGGGCACGTCGACCTCGGCCGTTTCGGTGAACCAGGCGCTCTACAAC